CGCAGGTTCGGAGCGTCCAGCATCGACGCTGTTGGCCCCTTACTGAGGCGACCATTGGTCGCGTCGCTGGTCATCGTGCGCTGGGCATCGAGACCGTAGCGCATGCGTGCGAAGAAGGCCCGCTGCGTCTTACTCACGGCCCCCGCTTCAGTGTTGTAAGTAAGCGCTTCGCTCTGCCGATACTGCACCACACGAAGTCCGCCTGCAGGGATCGGAGCTGAAGCAATCGGGCCGATTGGGGTCAGGGAAAAGTCCTGTGATCCAGCATAGGATGCCTGCGTGATGAGCGGTTCATAATATGCCGGATTGCGAGTGATCCGGACGGTCTGAGCGTCGATGCGTTCAATCGAGCTATAGGCCGAAGGTGTGTTCGGGCCGACATTAAGGGTCCAGCCTGGTGGGCCTTTGACAATGCGAGGTTCTGGGTCAAAAATCTGCCACAGCGACGACGAGAACCAGATACCATCGGTCTCACCCTCAAGGTTGATAATGCCACCTTGGGTGGGATGATATGCGTTATCGGAGAAATAGACATTGTAGTTTCCTGCATTAACGCCGGAAAGCTTGCGGATGCGCCACTGCCGCCCCTCGTCGGCATAGCTGATGCCACCCGAATAGTCGCTGAGATCGCCGAACTGACCGCCGAGAATGAAGCCCTCCGGGTAGAAGAAGCTCGATGAGGCCGTGTGCGTAGGCGCATCCCGATCGCTGACCGCAAAGGAGACAGAGCGCCCGCCGAGGTCATTGAATGATGGCGAGATATAGGTTGCCGTCCCAGCCACCGTGTTCTCGATGAGTGACAGCCGAGCCAGCGCATTGCCATCGATAGAGATCATCAATGCATTGGGCGCATTGAGATACGTCATCTCAATGGTCAGCCGGCGCGTCGTTGCGTCGAAGGTCTCGTTATTGATGCGCAGCGGCGTAAGGTTCGGCCCATATTTGATGTTCCGCATTTCAGCGCCGAGAATGCTCTTTGCGGAAACAAACGTTCCGCGCGCAATGCCCCACCAGTCGCGGAGGATGTAATTCGGAATGCTCTGAACTTGGGCGTCATTGACCTTGTAGGTCAGATTATAGTCATCATCGATCTCGAACCGAATACGCTTGCCGCCGAGGTCAGCTGAAGTGAAATTCCGCGCGGTTCGGACCCCGCCGACCACACCGAAGAGATTTACTCCGGTCGTTCCGATCTGAAGAGCGATCTGGTTTTGACCGGTGGCGTCGGAGTTGATGACGACTTCGCTATCCTGCCCGCCTCGGACGTCGATCTCAAACCAATGGCTAAGGCTAGTCGTGTCGTCGATTGGCAAGGTGGTCGCAGCGGCCACGGTCTTTTCGTCCGGCACGGTGCGATAGATAAGCTCATCGTCGACACCTGCCGCTGAAGGTGTGGCGCTCTTGATCGCCGATCGGGGGCTTTCGAGGCCGGCCGTGTTGATGGCGGAGACCTGGACGAAATACGGCTCTTCATCATTAGAGAGATCGTCGATCTCATAGGGTGAACCAGTCAGGATCGTGCCAACCAAAGGCAGGTCCACGCCGTCGCGATCCATGAAGAGCTTATAGCGGTCGATCGGCGCGCCGCCGTCATCGCCGTCCTCGATCAGCACCGTAATCCTGCCATCGCCGGCCACCAGCGTCACAGTCGGAGCGCCGGGCTCGACCGGCACAACTGTTGCCGCCCTTCCGGTCAGCGTGATCGCCCATGGGATATAACAATTGTCGGCGCCGGTCGCGCCGCCGGTCATGCTGCGCGTTTCACCCTCGGTGAAGGGGGCCGACCAAATGATTGCGCCGGCGGATGTATCCAGCTCGAGATCGGCATGGCCATCAATGCTTGTATAAGCGATCGGCAATTTGAGACCGAAGCTTGGAAGCTTGATTTGCCCGATGGTGTCGGCGGGGACGCCACGCCTGAGCGCCTTGGACCGGATGCGCGCGGCGCGCTGGGTCGGGGAGGGGGCGCCAATCATCAGTCAGAAACCTTGACCGAGATCCGCTCGCCGGAACGCAGATAGCGCGTCTCGCAACTTCCATCGAGCCAGCGTTCGCCGGTCCCGTCAGCCACCGCGCCCTTTCCGATGCGCAGGCGCACGTCGGCGCCGTCGATCGTGATGCGGTAGAGGCCCGCGCTTTCCGCAGCCGCCGTGTGTTCGGCATCAGCGTCCAGTTCCAGATCCAGCGCGTTACCGTCCTGCCCGCCAAGCGAGCCGATCGCCTGGCCACCGCTCAAGCGCGCCCATTGGCGCGTATCGGTGCTGTGTCGGGTGATGAAGGCCTTGGCCATGGCGGCGCGCTCCCTTGGATCGGTGATATCCTCCGATTTTTGGGGCCAGCCTCACGCGCGTTCGAGCGCTCGGACTTGTGATGGCGCGCATCACAAGCGCGCGCGGATGAAAAGGTGCGGGAAGGGGGCTTTGGTGCGGCCATGACCGACACCGCGACCTTCAACGCCATCGATCTGTCCCGCTTGCCGGCGCCCGATGTGATCAAACCGATCAGCTATGAGCAGATCAGGGCGCAGATGGTCGCGCGGGTGAAATTGCTCATCCCCGACTTCGACGACACGATCGAAAGCGATCCGGCGGTCAAGGTGCTGGAAGTGGCGGCCTATTTCCGGATGCTGGATCGGCAGGAGGCCAATGATAGCTGTCTCGCCGTCATGCTGCCTTATGCCATGGGCGCCGATCTCGAGCAGATCGGTGTGCGCTTTGGCATTCAGCGCTTTACCCTAACCCCCGCCAATCCCGAGACGGGCGCACCGGCTGTCATGGAAGACATCGAGGCGCTTCGACAGCGGATCATCCTTGCGCCCGAAGGGTACAGCGTCGCCGGGCCGAGCGGTTCCTACATCAAGCATGCGCGCGATGCGCATCCCGATGTGCTGGACGCGTCGGCGGCATCTCCTTCGCCTGCCGTAGTGGTGGTCAATGTCCTCTCGCGCGTCGGGGATGGCGCTGCATCGCCCGAGCTGGTTGAAGCGGTGCGCCTGGCGCTTTCGGATGAGACAGTGCGCCCGGTCGGCGATCGGCTCACCGTTCAGACTGCCACGATCATTTCCTATTCGCTCACGGCCGAGATGCGGTTCTATCCCGGCCCGGATCGCGCGATCGTATTGGCGCAGGCGCAGGCGCGCGCGCAGGCCTATGCCGATGAGCAGCACAGGCTTGGCCGCGACGTCACGATCTCAGGCGCACATGCGGCCATCCACATTGCGGGCGTCCAGAATGTCCGCGTGATCGACTTCGAGGACATCGAGGTTTCGGATGATCAGGCGGCCTACTGCACCGGCATTACGCTGATCGACATGGGCGTGGCCGAATGACCCTGTTGCCGCCCAATGCGTCGGAGCTGGAGAAGGCGCTGGCCGAGGCGGTCACGTTGCCCGCGCTCGGCATGCCCCATCGTTCGCTCTGGTCGCCCGAAACCTGCCCCGAGCCGTTGCTGCCGATCCTCGCGTTCACCTTCTCGGTTGATGAGTGGGATCCCGCATGGCCGCTCGCCGTGCGCCGGCAAGTCGTTGCCCGCGCCATTGAGGTGCATCGCCGCAAGGGCACCATGTCCGCTGTCCGCGCCGCAGTCTCAGCCTTTGGCGGCAGCATCTCCATTCGCGAATGGTGGGAGATGGACCCGCCGGGTGTGCCGGGCAGCTTCGCGCTTATCCTCGCGGTTGCCGAGATCAACGGCGCGCCGCCGAGCGCCCCCTATATCAACGCGACCGTCCGTCAGGTGACGCGCGCCAAGCCTCTTTCCCGCCCCTTTGAATTCACGCTGGCGATCAGCGCGAGTGGTTCCATCGGCCTCAAGGCAATCGCCCGGCCATATGTGACCAGACGCCTCGATATGTCAGCCCAGGAGAGCAATCATGGCCCTTGAGCTGATCGTTACCAATGCCGGGCGCGCTGCCCTGATCAATGCGGAGAACACCGGCACGGCGCCAGTGACGATCTCGCACTTCGGCGTGTCAGCCACAGCCGTGGTACCGGCGCCGACGATGACGGCGCTGGCAGGAGAGATCAAGCGCGTCTCGACCATTGCCGGCATTGCCATTGCCGATGACGCTTTCCATGTCGTCGCTAAGGATGAAGGGACGGACGTCTATTCGCTCCGCTCTTTCGCCTTCTACCTACAGGACGGCACACTGTTCGCCGTCTACGGGCAAGCGGCGCCGATCCTTGAGAAAACGACAGCGGTGAGCATGTTG